ATAAGAAAGTTGGAAGAATGAAATATATAATTAATGCAATTTTATTTGTTTTAATTTGTATAGCAGTATTTCTTATAATACAATGGGGTTATAATTGGTACACAGGAGTTTGGAGGTAAACATGATAACTGAACAATTAAAAATGAGAAGAATCAAGAACGCTGAAAGTGCTTGTAAAAATGCTACAGATGATTGGTTTAAAGATTATTGGTATGGCGTATTTTCTAAATTATGTAAAATGTATAATAAGATGAATTATTTTAGAAAAACAATACACTAATGATGGAAGATAAAGATATAGAGGAATATCATAAAATGGTTGAAAAATTAGAAAAGAAAAAAACATATCAACCATTACCAGATTACATAGAAATTGGTAAAAGTAAAATAAATGGTCAAGGTTTGATTGCTAAAGAAAATATTCCTGCTCTAACAAATTTAGGTATTTGTCATTATAGAAAAAATGATGAAATTATTAGAACACCACTTGGTGGTTTTATTAATCATAGTGAAACCCCTAATTGTGAAAAATCCCAAATAAGAATAGAACCATATTGGGATAAATGGATTTTAAAAACAACTGAAAATATAAAAAAAGGTGAAGAACTTACTTTAAAATATACAATATATAGGGTTGACAAATCCAAATAATGTGATATAATGAAAGTATAAAACCTGCTGAAATACCTGTTTGGTTTAAAGAAGGATTAGCAAATGCCAACATATAGATTTTTCAATACAAAAACTGATAAAGAATGGGAAGAGTTGATGACTATTTCTGAAATGGAAGAATTTACTAAAAACAAACATATTAAATTACTTATACCTAGAAAATTAAATATAGTATCAAGTGTAGGTAATGTAGATAGTAAAACTGATAGTGGTTGGAAAGAGGTATTATCAAAGATTTCTGAAGCACACCCAGCAAGTAATTTAGCACAACAATACGGTAAAAAGTCAGTAAAAGATACACAAATTGATAGTGTTATAAAAAAACATAGAAGAAAGAAGGCAGGGAAAGCATAAATAGAAGTATGGCAGATTTTGATTTTTTAGACGGATTTGACGCTGATGGTGATTGGGGTTTTACCTCGGTTAAGAGTAAACCAGCGACAGAAAGCAAGGCAGAGTCAGAAGCCACAAAAGAAGTTGTTAAGACAACAGCTGATAATGTGGGTAAGGCGGTGTCAAGCGAAATTATTAACAGACTAGAATCAAAATTAGATAAGTTATTGAGAGCAACAAATGAAACTAAAGAAACAGTTGTTGCTAAGAACGAAACAGAATTAGAGATTGCTAAGAAACAAATGGATGATGAATACGATTTAAGAAAAGATAATCTTGGCAAAGAATACAAAGACAATTATAAAAAATTAGAAAAACTTATCATACCTCTTTTACTCAAATTAGCAAAAGCACCCGAGGCCTATATTCATTGGCCAAATAGGGCAGAGGTTATTGAATCTCAATTGAAAAAAATCATTGCCATCACTCGTGGAAAATAATCACACAAAGGATATCAAATGAAATTAAGCAAGAATTTTAGTCTTAAAGAATTAACGACTAGTCAGACGGCTGAGCGTAAAGGAATTAATAATAATCCTAATGAAGATCAGATTACAGGATTGCAGAATTTATGTGAAAACATATTGCAACCTATTAGAGACCACTATGCTAAACCTGTAACCGTTTCAAGTGGCTTTAGAAGTCCTAATTTATGTGTTGCAATTGGCTCATCAGTAAATTCACAGCACGCTAAAGGCCAGGCTGCTGATTTTGAAATATTTGGCATTCCTAATGCTGAATTAGGAAAATGGATTGTAGAAAATTTAGATTTTGACCAATTAATTTTGGAATACCATAATATAGAAGAACCAAACTCTGGTTGGATTCATTGCTCATATAAAAGTCCAACAAATAATAGAAAACAAACATTGAGAGCATTTAGGAACGATAAAGGCAGTACTCAATATGTGGAGTATAATCCCAGCTGAACGCTTGGTGAATTTACTAAAGATGAATTAACTGATATGTACTCCCGAAAAAACATTTAAAGCTTGACTTTGGTTAAATATATGATATAATTATACTATGAATAAACTGAACGAATATTTTAAAAACAATTATGAAGTAAAGAATTTTACTCATATTCCATTACCCACAAATCCAATAAAACTAGTTACCGAAACAATTAATGGTAAAAGGTTTTATGTTTTACCTGATGGTAAAAAGTATCCTTCAATTACAACTGTGCTATCGGATAGGAACAATGAAGGTATAACCAAATGGCGTGAGTCAGTAGGTGAACAAGTAGCGAAGAATATAATGAGAAGTGCAGCTAAGCGAGGCACAGCCGTACACACATTAACAGAAGACTATTTAAACAATAAAGAACTATCAAAACAGGCAGTATTGCCCACAGCGCTATTTACTATACTTAAAACCGAATTGGATCATATAAATAATATTGTTATGCAAGAAGAAAGTTTGTGTAGCAATAAATGGGGCGTTGCAGGTAGAGTAGATTGTATTGCTGAGTTTAAAGGTAAACTATCAGTAATAGATTTTAAGACCTCAACGAAGGATAAAAAGGAAGAGTGGGTAGAGAATTATTTTATACAAACGGCTGCTTATTGTGAAATGTATGAAGAACAATATGGACAACCAATTGAACAAATAGTTATATTAATAGTAACCGAAGAAGGCGCAACTCAAACATTCATTAAAAACAAAAAAGATTACTTACCCCTATTAAAACCAGCAATAGAGGAGTTTCATAAGAAATTTAAAGCAGATGGGAAAATTAATTAAAACATTATGTGGACTATTTTTTATATTATGTTGTACCAATTTATATGCAGAAACAAAACAATATAACTTTTGGTGGGAACAATTGCCTGCTGTCTGTTCAACTTCAGACGAAATTAAAAGGTGGGCAACAGATAAAAATTTTATACCACTTAATGTCAGTTATGGCAGAAAAGGTGGCAAACCAGACGGAGAAATTGTTTATATGATTATGTATTGGATGAATGACAAAAGAGAAACATTTGCTTCAGTACAGGCACCAGATAAACCACAACAAACTTGTATATTGTTTAGAACATTTGATTTAACACTGAACCAAAATTTGATGAATAAAAAGAATTATTAATGAATTTAATGTTGAAGGTTAGATAATAGTTGGAGAAGACTCGGGTTCAACTCCCGACATCTCCACCATAAACACATTGATTTCAAGTGTGCTTATGGGGGATGTGTGGTATCGATTCACAATCAAAACTAACTGGAGTTAAATCGCTGACACCGTAATGTCAAACTATAAATGCTAACTCACAAGGTTACGCTTTAGCGGCATAGTCCGCTTGGGGTTTGCCTGTACCTCGCAACAGAAACAGGCTTGACTTTTTATAACAAATATAGTATAATGTAAATATGAATGATTGAAAGTATTATAACACCAAATAAGTTTGCTTTAATTATAGAGGATATAGTTAAAACAAAACGGATAAGTTATATAGACGCAATTTTAGAGTATTGTAAAGATAATGAAATTGATCCTAGTAATACTAAATCAATGATTAATAAAACATTGAAAGAAAAAGTAGCATTTGAGGCACAAAATCTTAATATGCTTAAAGAAAAGGTAGCAAAATTACCACTATAAAATGGAGAATATATGTTTGACGATAAAATAAATATGCAAGTACCTTTTGTTCATTTTAAAGTAAGAGAATTAGGTGATTGGGTTGAAACCAATACAGATACTTATTTTAAGGATAAAAGAGTTATAGTATTTTCTTTACCAGGTGCTTTCACACCAACTTGTTCCAATCAACAATTACCAGGCTACGAAAAACAGGCAAGTGTTTTTAAAGAACACGGCATAGATGAAATCTATTGTATGTCAGTAAATGATTCTTTCGTTATGAATGCTTGGGCAGCAAATCAAAAATTAGAAAATGTAAAAGTCATACCAGATGGTAATGGACAATTTACACAGGAGATGGGAATGCTTATTCAAAAAAGAGATAAGTGTTTCGGTCAAAGGTCTTGGAGATATGCTATGATAGTTGTTAATGGTGTAATTGAGCAGATGTTTGTAGAACCAGGTAAAGGAGACGACATACCAGAAGACCCTTATGGAGAATCTTCAGCAGAAAATGTGTTAAAATATTTACAAAGTCTTAAAGGTTAAAGAGTGAATGGCTTTGAAGTTTATAAAATCTATCTGGCAATCAAATTACATTTCACAAGTAAAAACCAGAGTTACAACTACCATAAACACGGTGGCAGAACAACTGCTCGGCTTGAGACCTTTACTAAAAGAAGGGATAAATACTTCTTTCACAAGCTTTCTAGAGCTTATAGTAATAATAATATTGTCGATTATTTTGTTAGTAATTTTGTCACTAATACTAATCTTTGGATTGGCGATATCATTGGGCGATCTGGTGATGAGAACTATAAACTCTGGTCAAAAAAATTAGAGGCATTACATTATTATTATGAACAAGATATAGACTATATATTAAGTAAGATAACAAAGAAATTAAGTTTTGATGATTTATTTACATCTAAAGGAGGACAACACCCACCTATACTTAAATACTTTTTATCTAAAAGGATAAACTTTGAAACACTTTTAATACTAGATGATATTTTGAAGTTTTCAAAAAGATTAAATAAAGATATACAAGAGAAAGTATTATGGCCCAAAT